CCACATTCGGCGCGACGATCTCGCTCTCCAGCAGGAGTCGCTGGTACTCCTCCGCCAACCTCGGCGTCACATGCTTGTTTCCTAGCCGCACGTGTTCCAAGGTGATGTCCCGCTTGAGCCGTGCGACCTGAGAGTCGAGGTTACCTCCCTCCGGCCGGAAGTTCACCAGGTTGGTGCAGTAGCACTCACTGCGCATAATCCCCGCCTCGTGGAGCATACGGTTGAGCTCCTGCCCCTGTGGGCCCTGCATCGGGGAGCCTGAGCGTTCATCATCGTACCCGAAGCACTCCCCAACTAGCATTATACGAGCAGGAGCTGGTCCGTCGCCAAAACGGGTTATCCGAAGGGGTTCATTTGCCATAACTCACTCCTTCCTGTTTTGCATAGCGCTTACACACTTCCGCTAAAAGAGCTTGTCCGCTAACAATACTACAGTATCGCACGTGTTCTAGCAGTCTCTCTGCAGACCAGTTTTCTACTAAAGCTGAGTCTTCTTTCTCCCACCTAAAACGAACAAACTCATTTTCTCTCGAATCGTGCTTAGACATCTAGTTCTCCCTGTGCCAGGAGCTTCTCGATCTGTGCCAAAGCTGTCCCGTAAAACGTCTTGTCTATCTCCACTCCCGTGGCTCGGCACTGCAGCGCCTTCGCTGCTCCGAACACCGGACCAGTCCCACAGAAAGGATCGAGCACCGAATCTCCCGGCCGCACGGACCGGTGCAGGAGCTCCTCGAACAGCGCCGGAGGCTTAGCTGCCGAATGCCCGAGTCCCTCCCCCGGCGACTGCAGTATGATCACGTCCGAAGCGATCATGTTCACCCGACGATCTCCTTTGTTGGCGTAGAGGATGCACTCATACTTCCTCTGTGGCCCAAGGTCAATCCACGGAGTCCGGAATCCTGTGGGCTTGACCCAGATCAGTGGGGTGCTGAACACCCGCCACCCGGCTCCACTGAGTACAAACACCCAGTGCGAGAACCATGACAGGTCGCAGAACACGTACAAATGCGCCTTGGGCTTAGCCAGCCGAAAGGATTCCGGTCCGAACCAGTCCATGATGTGAATCAGCGTATCCTCGTCATCGGCGTAGCCGTGGGCGCTGAGTCCTCCCGCGGTATCCCCGAATCCGTCCGCTCCAATTCCATACGGCGGGTCGGTGCATATCACGTCAAACCCCTCCGCCGGCTGGGCCTTGCACCATACCTCTGAGTCCGCGTGCACGCAGGTCAGCAGTCCCCGCGTCCCTTCTTTTCCGACGATCTCTGCCAGCCGCTGGTGCTGCTTTGCCTGCTCCTTCTTCTTGAGTACTGCGATGGCTTCCTTCTGGCTTTTCGCGGCTCGGACCTCCGGGTCATGCAAGTGCTTGGACAGGATCAAATCATCCCTGGTCTTGGTGTGCGCCGAGCCGATGTTGCTCCCGCGAATCTCCAGCGCGATGTCCGCCACCGTCGGGAGCGGGGCATCATCCGTCTCCGCTTGCATCATGCGCAGTCGCGTGAGCTTCGCGGTGACTTCCGCCTGTTCCTGCCAGGTGAATGCCTCCCGCTGGTTGTTCTCCTCGACCTCGATCTCCAGCCGCTGCAGCTCGGTGAGCTCCTGCCAGCGGGAGTACGGGACCATGCCCGGCTCAACGGACGCTCCGCTGTAGCAAAACGTCCCACCAAAGTCATAGATGTTCTGTATTGCGATCAGCCGCCGTTCCCCTGCTCGCAGAACCAGCTCCCCTCCCGGCTTCTCCTCCACCACCAGCGCGTGCAGCAGCCCGGTGCGCTGAATGCTGTTCTGTAGGTCCTGCCCGGACTTCTCGTTGAACTGCCGGCGCTGCCGGGTAGGCTCCACCACGATGTTTTCGATTTCAGTAAAATGCGTCATCTACCATCCTTCCATGTCTCGTGAAAAAGCCCAGGGCGTAAGGCCCCAGGCCTGATACCTAATGCCTAAAGCCTGGGGCCTCGGGCCTAGCTTTGTGCCACGCCGGTCACGCGCTCGAAGATGTCCTCCCCGACCACCTCATGCGCGATGCGAACGGTGATGACCCTCCCCTGCATCATGCGCGGGGAGAACGTCTCCCCAGGTCGGTTCAGGTTCGTCGCTTCGCGATACTTGCGCAGACGGTTATTTTTTCCCTTCCCCCAATCCGGACCGCCGTTCGGGGTAGTGTCCAGCATTATACTGTCCTTCACCGTGAAGGTCGGGTCGTAGCTCATCCCTTCCTGCACTTCGATCGGCACGTCGATGGTCAAGGGGATGTCCCAGGCCACGCCACTCTTGTTGGGATCTGCCCGGCCCCTCCAGGTCCGTGCAGTGATCTCCCCTATTACGGCGGTGTAGTCCCCTGCGGGAAGCGGGTCGCGCTTTTCCAGTGCCTTCTCGGTGGTCGCGTCGATAAACAGGCTCGGGTCGAATGCGGATATATCCATTTATTGCTCCTTGCGGGTTGATGTTGCTTGAGTGAGGCTGAGTGGTGCTGGCCGGGGAGCGCCTCGTGGATTCCCCGGTCAGGCCCTAGGCCCCAGGCCTGAGGCCTGATGCCTGATGCCTTGGGCCATGTAACTCGGGCATTACCTGGCCACCATCACCAGTATCGCCACCATAACCAATAGTGCGATCATACCCCTCCCCTGCTCTTCCACTTATCCAAGATGGCTGCGAAGTCGGGCTTCTGCTTACTCTTGATCGGCAAGTTCCTGGTCTTGGTATCGACATTCCCCGCCGCCGTATCCCAATAGAAGGAGGCCCCCTCCCGCACTGCGTAGATCACGTCCGAGAACAGCTGCGGAATTTCATTAGCCAGCGCCTTGCCGATGGCCTTGGTCATGAGCTTCACTCCGCCGGTGATCTCATCGGTCTCGCGGGAGACATGCGCGATCATCACTGTGGTGCAGATGATCCCCTGGGTCAGGAGCCGAAGGAAGTTCATCAGGTTGTTCTGCGCGACGCCGTAGTCGGGTTGAGACGACATGGGTTTGTTCCCGACCACCATCTTCATGCTGGCATTCGAGAGCTCCGAAAGCCCATCGACGCAGAACACCCGGTCCAGTCCCCAGGAATCCACCATGCCGAACTTCTCCTCAGTGCGGTCATCGGGGAAGTCGGCGCAGGCCGAGAGAATCTTGTAGAAGGCATTATTGGCACCGCCTCGGTTGGAGTCCGTCTGGGAAAGCAGGGCCGCGTAGCTGAGCTTCCCTACATTGTCGGCGGCGGTCATCAGGGACTTCAGGCCGAGGGGCTTCGTCACCACCGAATGCCAGTGCAGGCACTTCGGCACCGGCAGCCCTCGGTCGGTCCAGTACCCGATCAGGCTTTCCAGCCCATTCTCGGTGAACAGCACGAACATTTGCTTCCCGTTGCCCTCGCACCAGTCGGCGAGGGTACCCAGCGCGTAGGTCTTCCCGGTACCGGCGGAGCCTTCGAGGAGGACCTTCGGTCCCATGAGGGAGAAGGAGACTTGGGGGACGGGCTCCGTACTCATAGCCCCTCCTCTTGCGCGATCTTCTCTTCGTACTCTCCGAGATCTATCAGCCCGGTCTTGACCAGTCGGTCGAAGTTCCCTTTGCTGTGATAGTCGTTACACGTATAGACCACCGCCAGGAGCAGCTCCTCCCGCAGGGTCCTATTCTCGGCGCGGAGCTCGGCCTCCTGCGTGCGCAGTTCCGTAATGATCAGGCGCAGGTCTTCGCTGCAGCACACTTTTGTCTTATCACACATCTAGCAATCCTTTCTCCATCTTGTCCATCAGTAGGTCAAACTCCCGGCGCACAACCTCTACCGGCCAGTCCGCCGCAAAAGTGAGCAGATCTCCCTGTCCGATACTCCTAAAGCTCCCCATCCACGGGGTCAGCACGTTCTCCGTGCCGTGCTCCCCGCACTCCCGCACGTGGATCTGCCAGAACTGGTCCTCCTGCTCATACGTGACCCTCCCCCAGATCTCCCCGCATTCCGAGCAGAAGTAAGCCAGGTTTGACGGTTGGAGCCACGTCCCCCTAGCGGCGGTCTCCACCCCCGCGAACCAGCCTGGTGGAACCTTGCGGCTCCCCAGGCATTGGCCGCGCAAGAAGAATGATTGTTTCACTCCCTGCCCAGCCCGTTCAACCCACGGTAGAGGGCATCCACCTGGTCGTATACGTCGAGAAGAGGGTGGAGGCCCGAAGCCCTAGGCCCTAGGCCCTGCACCTCGAGCCTAACGCCTGAGGCCTCGGTCCCGACCAGCTCCCGCATCTTCCTAGCCGAGGCCTGCGCTCTCTGCCAGTCCCGGTCCATCAGCGCCAGCTCCAGGGCTAGGAGCTCCGCCTGCATTGCATTCTTCACAGCATCTCCTCTCGCAATCTAGCCAGTCTTGTCTCGAGGCTCTGCACCTCCATCTGCTTGCTTTCCCGCTCTTCCTCCGCCTTCTTCCGCCGCTCTGCCTCGGCCTGGGTCTCGAACTCCTCCAAGCTCGGCGGGACCAGCGGGATCTCCACCACCGCCACTCCCTGCTTGAGCAGCCACAGCGGCGGCTTCTTGCACTCATACTGCATGATAAGCGGCGTCGGCGCATCCTCCCAGGGGTGCTTCGTCCAGTATACGTGCAATTCAACCTGTGCCATCATGTGCCTCGCGTCAATAACCAGTTGAGGGAGGTGATTCGAGCTCCCGTGTCCTCGTTAGGCCACCAGCCCAGGTAAGGACTATCTACCCTATACAGCTTATTCAAATCTGGGACCAGTTCTAGCATCATCGACTCGCTGCATATAAGTGAACTGGTAGGAGAGATCAGCTCAATCAGCAAGTTCGAGCAAATATACAGCCCCTCCCCTCTCCGCAACACGTCAGTGACTCGCATTAGCGCCTCTCTTGCAAAATCATCCATCTTATGCTCCTGTCTGTTGTGCTGCAACATGCAGCCTCCCGCCGCCTGCGTCCTCGTGGGGGCAAGCGGCGGTGAGCTGCCCGCTACCCTTGGCTTGTCACCTTCTCCCAGAGCCCTTCGAGCACCTCCACTTGCCTCTCGGTGAGCTCCCGGTACTTATCCAGCCGTTCCCGCAGGCTCGTCACGAACTCCCGCTCCCACTTCGACATTCCGCTCTCGCGGTCTTCGCAGTCGTCCAGCAGGACATAGTACTCCCCGCGCCAGTCCTCAATCTTCGCTGACATTACAGTTCCTCCTCAATCACAATCTCTTTCCGTTCAATCGGGTCCCAGCGCCTGCGCTCGTACTCGGTCTTGAGCCACACCGCCGGGTCTTGTGCCATACACACTTTTTTATACGCGCAGCCTCCGTACGCGTTGCAGGTCTCGTCCAGGTTGAAGTCCCAGTACCCCTCCCGCCAGCACGCCTTCATGCGCTCCAGGTCCCTGCACACTTGCCGATACCAGCGATCAACCATCCAGGCCGGCCGGTAGGTGAGGGCCTGCTGCGTGTCGTACTTGGTCTTCAGGATGGAGATCCCTCGGACCAGAAACCCCTGGAGATGGAGGCCGGCCTGCGCCGCTCCCCAACAGTTTCCTGTAACACTTATCTTCCCATTATCCCTTATCAGGAAATAGGACGTTGGAACCGTTACGCACCAGACTTTTCCGCTGTACGGTACTGTTCCCCAGGTGTGTAGGTGTGGAGAGTGCATACAGCCATCTGTGATATTAACGCGATAGGCTAGGTTACTTGTCTTATACCCAGTCTGCGTGTAGTAAGAGGAGTAGTGCCCGGTTAGAGCTGCTATAGTCTTGACCCAATCAGCGTTTACTGCAGAATTGGTGAAATACATCCAGCTACGTGAGTCTCTGGTACTTCCGTCCCAATACTGCACTTCTTCGATAAACACTCGCAGACTATTAGGTCCGAGTCCGAGAAGCCACTTGCCGAACTCTTTTTCGGGGCCAAGGAGCTCAACTACATCCTGCACCGTTCGCGCAGTCTTAGACAGATGAACTGACCAGTTCTCTGTTTCGTGCCAGTTACACTCAATCCCAAGTTCTTCCAAAATCCAGCTTAAGCGCTCGGCCTTGCGCTTCTTGGAGAAATGAAACCTAATTCCCCCATCTCTCCAAGAGCCATCCGCTTGTGCAGCTACAACAAGTCGGATGAAGGCTTCTTCGATTTCTTCCCCATCAGACAGAACCCCTGCACTTATAAGGCGCAGAGCTCCTGAGTGTTTCGGCAAGCTTTCGGCGGTGTAATTTTTCCACTTATGCCCGTAGGTGTCAAATACTGCCAGTCGGTGCTCTGGAGTACAAGTAAAGCTAACCTTTCCGTTACACGTGATAAGCTCTCCGGTGTAGTCCGGACTGTGAATCTGACTAGGCACGGCCCAGGAAGCCTGTCCCGATGTGTCGTACTGGACTATTTCTTCCCCTTTCCGCAGTAAAGCGATTGAGACCCATCCGTCTCTTGTCAAGACTTCGGTGGAAGGAAGTACACAGTAGCCTGTAAATTGCGACCTCAGCTCCCAAGCTCGACTCCAGCTCGCGCCTAGAGAGGAGGTGGTCTTGTCATCCAAGCCGAAGAGGCCTCCGGCGAACTCCACGATCTCGTCCAGGCGGCCGACGTAGATCAGGGGCTCTCCAGTCTGCGGGTGGAGGACATCCAGTGGCTCCGCGAAGGAGAACTCCACGCCTAAGCGTTCGGGTGTAATCTGCGCCGGCTTGGCCGCGTCCGTGGCGAAGGGGTACTCGAAGGCGTAGTACTCCAGCGCCCCGAGCATCCGCTCCAGGGACTTGGCCGAATCCGCCGGACACTCGAAGTCGCCGTAGAACTCAATCAGCGCCTTGAGCCCGATGGCCAAGGCCCGGTCCGCGCCCAGGTGGTGCTGATAGTAGGCCAATCGTGCGGCCTCCAGTGCGTGCGCGTAGGCTCCGCCGGCGTGGAGATGGACGTTGAGCGTCCTGGGTTTGTAGTGGAGGATGTATTCCAGCTCCGCCTTGCGCGGGCAGGAGACGAAGCAGGAGCGGATGCTGTTGTCGATAACGGCGGGGAACTCTGGACGGGTCATTTTTCGGCCCTCGCACGGATGGCTCGTATTACAGCGCCTCTGGATAGACCATCCTGCGGATAGGGGATCTCCATAACGCGCTGCACACACGCTTCCAGTTCGTCGGTGACGGTGGTGACCTGCGTCTTAAGACGCTTAATTTCGGCGTGCTGACTGATAAGCATATCTGCGGCGCTTCGGATTCTGCTAACTGTCATTTCCTCGAGCCCTGCGGCAACCTCCAGCGCAGTGCGGGCGGTCATCACACCACATCCCAACGAACTTGTGCCTGCAGCGGGACTTCCCGCAGTCCCCACTGCTCAACCTGTCCCGCGAAGTGCTTCTCGGTGTAAGTGAAGGCATAGGCGCCGAGGGTAGCCTCGCTGATCTGCCGCAGGCAATCCTGCTCGTCTTCCCCCTCGACGCGGGAGTAGCAGTTCTCAAGATTCGATCCGAATCCGTAGGTTACGTACATAGTAGTCACAGGTCGTCTCCAAACAGGTCTGCTACCAGGTCGTCGGCGTTGGGCTTGGGCGCCGCCGCCTGGGCCTTGCTGGCTCGGCTCTTGGTACTGGCGGTCGCTGCGAAACTCCGCCCGGCGCTCAGTACCTTGATCGCCTCGATCATGTCCTCCTCGGTGAGGGTTCCTTCCTGAGCCTTTTGCCGCCAGTGTGCGATGCGGGAGTTGGTCTCTGGAGTCATGTCGAGCTCCTCTCCAGAATCAGCACTAGCACTACTCTGCGTGAGACCGCAGTGATGTTCCAGCTGATCTTGTCCAATTCCTGCGTCACCGGGTTTGAGATCATGACTTCAGCGTTATCCGGGATGCGCGATAGTACTTCCTGCAATTCCTTCACCTTCATGCTACTTCCTCCTGATGGTACTGCAATTGCGCTTTGAGCGCAGTGATCGCCACCGCATCCCCCTGGACCCAAAGACCTGGCTCAACCTCCAGCCGGCTATGCTCGAAGAATGCGCGGAGCCTAGCTTCGATAAACCCTTTGTGTGCGCCGACGGGAACTCGTCCCTCCACGCTGGAGAACAGGAACTCGTCCATTTTCCGCCGGAGCTCAGCGTTGATGTGGATGTGGAGGCTCGCCGGCCTCATCACATGCGTCGGGCGGACCATTAGATCTCTCCCTCGAACAGCACTCCCAGCATCCGCTCAACCTCGCGGGCGAAGGCGGAGGTTTCCTCCTGGTCAAACTCCGCCCCCGTGTCGAACCAACCGCCGGCGAGCATGAGCGGAAGCACATCCTCCCGCTGGTACGGGCGGGACTGCGTGTAGGTCACTGTCAGGGTCTTCTTCCCTTTCCGGCCTCGGTGGATGCTGACTGTCTCGGTCTCGACGAGTAGCCGTCGGGGGAGCGGGTAGGTGTTGCGCTTGTAGGTCATGTGATGGGTACTCCTGTCTGGTTGAACAGCTAACCGTGCGGTTACGTGGCCACGCCACCTCTCAGCACTCACGCAGGGACTCTCGCGAATCCCTGCTAGACTGCCCCCTGGGCCTCAGGCCCTAGGGCCCAGGGCCCTAGGCGAACAGCTCCGCCGCTACATCATCTGCCGATTCCAGCACCGCACTGGTCTTCCCTGCCGCTGCCTCGGCCTCCAGCCGCGTGATGACCTTCCCGATGGCCGAGTCGGGCTGGCGGAGCAGCGCGTACAGCCCGCGCCGAGTGGGCTTCGGCCCGACGCTGCCGCCCGCCGCCCACCTGGCCTCATTGGCCGACAGCCTCTTCTCAATGTTCGCCTTGACCTCGGCCAGAGTCTTCCCGCTGACCTCCACCAGGGCCTTGAGCACGATGCTCGCCCCGGAGACTGAGTCCCCGCCAGTCCCACTGCGCACCTTGTTCCAGTCCATGCTTCCGGACAAGAAGTTGTGCAGTGCCTCGACCGCCAGGAACCTGTCTTCATCGCTAATGGGCTGGCCTTTGTCATCCTTCGCGCCGGCCACGTCGTCGCCCAATTTCTGGGAGTACCCGTGCGCCGCTGCGTAGAGCATGTGCTGCTCTGGCACCCCAGCGAGGAGTGTCTGCCCGTTTTTGAAGTCGAACCGCACTGCCGCTCGACTGTCCTGAATGATGATCTCCTTGTTCATCCTCGCCTTCCCGGTGAAGGTCACCGTGCGCCCATCCTCCATCTGAACAGTCTCCACCGTCGGAGCCGGCCGCTTAGTCGCCGTCGTCACTGTCTCTTGCCCTACTTCCACTTCGTTTTCCATTTTGCTTCCTCTGTGCTGGTTAAGGGATACTGCCTCTGCGAGCCCAACGCCCACAGCACAGGGTCCAAGGCCTAAGGCCCTAGGCCCTGCACTCTGGACCTTAGAACCTGGAGTACATTCGGTCCATGTCCCGGTAGTACTCCATCTCGTCCAGCCGCATGGGGATAAATGCCCTGCGGAACATCCCGCGCAAAAGTCCGTTCATCTCAACACTCCTCAAAGTCCATGAATCCGAGCAGCCGCTCGGCATCTTCGCAGGGCATCACTGCCTGCTCCTCACACTCGGGGTTAAAGCACAGCCCCAGGCGCAGCCGCTCCTCGCAGAACGGCTGCAGCCACCCGCACTCCAGGCAGATCCCCAGGCCGTCCTGCGCCGCCTGGGTGACCTGCCGCTCAGTGTAGAGCGACATACGCGCTCACCGCGACCAGCGCGGCGGTTCCCAGCCACTGCACCACTATTGCCAGCCAGTCCCGTCGGTGCCAGCGCCTGATCTGCGCCTCCGCCTGTTGGCGCTGTCCGGCCTTCTCCAGCGCCTGTATGAGTTCCTCCCGCAGTACCTCAACCTCGGCCTCGAGCTCGATCTCCCGGGGAGTCTTGAACGTATGCCTGCCTATGCTCATGCCAGGCTCCCTTCCTCGAGCAGCCTCACCGCCCCTGGTCCAGTCTCCTGCGGTAGCTGGTCCAAGCACTCGGTCAGTCTCTCGACCCACTTCCAGTCCAGCTCGGTCATCAGCTCATAGATCCCGTAGGTTAGTGTGTTCCCGCTAAGCGTCCGAATAAGTGCCATAGTCTCATGGTTGTAGAGCTCTTCGACCACTCCTTGTTGCCCGTCTGGAAGCCACACCCGCGTGCCCAACTCAACCTCAATTTCCATCTTACACTCCTTTCTCTGAGGCCCAGGCCCTCGACCCAGGCCCTTGGGCCTAATGCCCTGACCACTCTCGGGCCAGATCCAACACCGCCTGACTCGCCCCTTTCGGGACCCTTTGCTCCGCCTCCCCATTGAGCCTCGCCAGCAGCCTTTCCGCGCTGGCCGCTGCTTCCTGCGTGATCTCCTCATCCGTCTTTCCGCTCATCCGGGCCTCCAGACTCTGCTCCCCCTCCCCCACTCCCCGAACCTGGACCTGATCCGGTACCCAGGCAAACGACCGCCGGGTGGCAATCGCTCCGATCGTCCTCAGTCCTACATCGTACTTCGCCGCCAATTCCGCGTGCGTGGCCACCTTCTCCTCTACCGCTCGCCGGATCGCTCGGATCTCCTCCTCCGAGAATCTCGTGTTCCCAAACCTCTGCCTCCTTCGGGCCTCGGCCCTCTCCTGCAGTGTTCTCACCATGCGCTCCTTTCCATCTCGTACTCCTTTCTGCCCCGCCATGCCCGCCATGCCCGCCAGGGTCCATGCCCTATGTCCAACAATGTGCATTGTACCATGATGCGTATGTGACCTGCGGCGAATGTGCGACTTGGTGAGGGTGTATTTTCCCATGTGAAATCAATGGGTTGCGCGTTGTGTTGCACGATGCGGAATGGGGTTGCACGGGTGCATTGTGCGGATGCGGGTGCATGTGTGGATGCGGGTGCGTATCATCATGTTGTATCATCATGCTATTCTACACCCTCTCTCTTGAGAGGTCCCGGTAACATTTCGGTTACCTGTCCAGGGGAAGGGTTAGAGCTCTATCAGAAAAAAATATATGACATAGGCATCTCACTCTTCCCCTGGACAGCTAATCCCCTCCATAGAGTTACTTGGACAGTTAAAGAGGGGGATAGGAATATAGAGCCCCTAAAACACCATGATGATACAACATGATGATGCTACACCCACGCCCCATTCTGGTGCATGCCCAGGAAGGCCCCTAGCGGGCCCGTGGCGGGCCCCGTCGGGCGGGTGGCCCGTTGGTATAAAATAGGCGTACGCACGCGTACGCGCCGTGTTATAATGCCCTTGTCGGGCATCCGAAACCCAACCCGACCCAACCCGAAAGGAAAACCCCGCAATGTCCCGTCTAAACGACCTGACCAATCTCGAAATTCAGCTTATCCGCGCCAAGACGGCCAAACACGAGCGCCAATGCGCCTGGTGCGAAAAACTCCACGTATTGCGCAGTGATCAGCACTTTTGTTCCTCCAAATGCCGTTCTGCTTATACGCGGGCGGCGGCAGGTCTCGTTCGCGACCAGCTCATCGCCCAGAAAGCCGCCTGGCTCCTCGAACGCGAGTCCCTTATCCGCGAAATCGCCGAGCTCCGCCGCCGCCGGCCCTTCTACCCCTATCTCCTACCTCCGCGCCCGCTCCACTTGCCTATGCTTCATCGCGCTCTCCCCGCGTCCGAAAGTCCGACACCCGCACGGTCACCCACCCGCCGGCCTCTTCCACTGCAAACGCCAGTCCCACGTTCAGCGCTTGGTCCTGCAGCTCGCCTGCGCTCATCTCGCACTCCCAGATCGGGCATATCCGCACAGCGCCAGTCTGGTGCGTCAGCGTAACTACCACATTCGGCTCTAGCTTGTCCATCTCAATCTCCTATCTAATCGCTGCAACACGCAGCCCGCAGGGCACCCTCGCGGATACCCTGAACGGCTGGATGCTACCCCTAGTCCCTAGGCCCTAGGCCCTAGTCCCTAGTCCCTAGGCCCCGAACAGCGTATCGACCAGCTCATCCGCTGATTCGGCCACCATCGGCTTGGCCTTCGCCCGCTCGGCCTGAATATCCGCCACCCGTGCCGCGATATTCCCTATCCCTGCCAGGAAATCCGCCGCCACCTTCAGCGTGGTGCCCTTCTTCGCCGCATATGCGGCGCACGCCCCGGCAGATTTCTGGCCATACTCCCTGACGAACGCCTCATCCACCAGCTCGGCCTTAGCCGCCAGGGCCTGCGCCGCCCTATCCTCTGCCGACATCTTGACCTCCCACTCACCCCTGCAGAGCGCATCCCAGATGGCCTGGCACTTCCGCCTCGCCCCAGCGCAATCCCTAGCCTTGGCGAAGTTGGCTGTACTATTCCCGACCTTCTCGTTAATCCCCCAAAGGGCGAGATTATACACCATCTCCGTCGGCAGATCGCCCAGGTCATACGTCACCTGGCTGCTATCTTCATACGTGAATCTGGTAATCCCCGCCTCGAAATCCACCTTACGCTCGAGGAACTTCACCATTTTCTCCGTCGTCGTTGCCATTTTTCCATCTCCTATTTCGCGGGTAACTGCCCGCTCATCAGCACCAGGCGTAACCCGGCGTATAGGAGATAGGAGAATCCACCTTGTTAAAGAACCGGGTCTTGCACCCAGGGCCTTAGCCCTGTCCCGTCGTCGGCGGCAATCCCCACCGACACCTGCATCTTACCGTACTTCCTTGCCGTTGTCAAGCCCCACGTTCCTGGTCCTGCCGTACTAAGGTGGCTTCTGCCTAACCCTTTCCTTGCTAACCCGACCGCACTGCCCTTCAACGGTTCCCATCATGGCACAACCCAGGCCCGTTGTCAAGCCCCATCGCCCTCATGCCTAGGCCCATGCCCACGCCCTCATGCCTAGGCCCATGCCCAGGCTAGACGCACGCCCGCTCTCCCGCGTGTCCAGACTCTGCGTGCCTGTGCGCGCCTGCCTGTGCGCCTGCGCGTGGTGCGCGCTGGGCGGGTAGGGGCAAATCGTGGCGAGTGAGCTTACTGTTATCGCTCCGCCAGATTTTTTGCGGCCAGGAGGAGTGTGGCCAGGTAACGCCCGAGATAGTTGGCCACCAGGGCCACTTGACAAGGCCCAGGAGGTATGGTATAGTGGGTGCAGGTTAGCGGGGACGGGTTAGCGGGACGCGCCGAGGACTCAGGCCCAGGGCGCATGAGAGAAAGGAGTAGGGTATGGCAGCTAGGCCTCCGGTGCTGAGGTACAGTCACGATAACATGATTGACCAGCTGATCGCGCAGCCGAGGATCACGCAGAATGAGCTGGCGGGGATGTTCGGGTACAGTCCGACGTGGGTGAGCACGATTATGTGCTCGGACGCGTTTAAGGCGAAGCTGGAGCATAGGCGGGAGGAGATTGTCGATCCGGAGCTGAGGTTGACGCTCGAGGAGAGGTTCCGGGCGGTTACGCAGAGGAGTCTGCAGGTGCTGATGGAGAAGCTGGATCGGCCGGCGAGCGTGGTGCCGGACGGACTGGTGCTCAAGGCGATGGAGCTCGGGGCCAAGAGTCTGGGCATGGGGCAGCAGGTGCATGTGGTGCAGGCCCCTCCGGCGGATCACCTGGAGCATCTGGCGGAACGGCTGGTTGCGCTGCAGCGGGGTCTAGGGCCTAGGGCCCAGGGGCAGGGGTATCAGGCCTTGGGCCTTGGGCCCGAGGTCGTGGACGCGGAAGTGCTGAGCCGTGCTTGATCTGACCGGGGTTTATGTGGAGACTCCTGTACGGACTCTTCGGAGAGTCCTGCAGGAGATGGAGACGATGGACACGCACACACTGGTGGAGACGGAGTGGAGGCGCGGGGTGGTAGCGGCGCTGAACTGGGTGCTCATCGGCGGGAACTCCCCGGTGGTGCAGCTGAGGCTGCTGCAAGAGGCGCTCACGCCCGAGGCCCTGGGCCCGACGCGTCAGGCCCCAGGCCCAAGGCCCAAGGACCAGAGAGCATGCCTGTAGCCCTCACCGCTCCTTTGGTCGAATCCTTTGCAGGGACCTTCCTCTCTCCCATGTACGACGACCCTATGCCGACGCCGGAGTGCCACCGGGAATGGTGGGAGCTCTACTGCCGGCCGGACCCCTACGTAGCGGTGGCGGCGCCTAGGGGACACTCCAAGTCCACATGCTTGACGCATGACTACATCCTGGCCACCGTGTGCTTTCAGGTGGAATCCCACGTGCTGATCGTCTCGGCGACGGAGGAACTCGCCCTCGCACACCTTGGGGATATCGCGACAGAGCTCAGGGACAATGATGAGCTCCGCTCGGCATTTATGATTGATAAGTTCCTCACCGACTCGAAAGGGGAGATTATCGTCCAGTGCAGGCCCTCGCGGGACTGTCCCAAGGGGTACTCCTTCCGCATCATCGCGCGGGGTGCCGGGCAGAAGCTGCGCGGGCTCAAGTGGCGGGGACGGCGACCGGGGCTGATCGTCGGGGACGACATGGAGGAGGATGAGCAGGTCGAGAACTTCGATCGGAGGAGGAAGTTCCGCCGGTGGGTGATGCGGGCACTGCTCCCTCTGGGCCGGCGTGGCTGTAAGATCCGCTGGCACGGGACCATCCTGCACGAGGATGCGATGCTCGCGCGGATCATGAAGGACAGAACCTGGGTCACGCACCTCTACCGCGCACACCCGGCATTCGATGACTTCTCGGTTATCCTTTGGCCGGAAATGTGGAGTGAGGCCCGGCTGCGACTGGTCCGGCAGGGGTACATCGAGCAGGGTGACGCGGCGGGGTATTCGCAGGAGTACCTCAACGACCCCTTCGGGAATGAGGATACGTATCTTCGCAAGGATGACTTCCGTCCAATGGGGGAAGCTGATCGGGCCTCCCCGAAGAAGATTGCGGTGGGCTGTGACTTCGCGGTCTCGAAGAGCGATCATGCCAACCGCACCTCCTTCACGATTGGAGGGAAAGACGCGGGGAACCTTGTGCATATTCTCGATGAGCAGATCGGACGTTGGGACGCGCTTGAGTGGACCGACAGGATGTTTGACATTCAGCTGGCTTACAACCCTGATGCTTTCTTCGTGGAAGGTGGCGCGATCTGGAAATCGGTCTCGCCGGGACTCTACAAGGAAATGCAGGTCCGGGACTGTTGGCTGAACTGCTTCGTGATCAATCCGGTCAGAGACAAGGCGGCTCGGGGAAGGCCGTACCAGCGGCGGATGCGCGCAGGTGGGATGCGGTTTAACAAAGAGGCGGAGTGGTATCCCGCGTATGAGGCGGAGAACCTGCGCTTCACCGGAACCAGCGACGCGCTGCACGATGACCAGTTTGATTCCACAGCGATCCTCGTCAAGGGGTTCGATGAGCTCGCGGAACTGGACGAGGAATCGTTCATGGACGAGGAGGAGCTGGAGATGGCTCACGCGCCGCCGAACCATCAGGCGGGACGATCGGAAGTTACCGGGTATTAGGACTTTTACAGGAGAGCATGATGAAAAAGGAAAGCAAGGGGAAGGGGCACAAGGCCCACGCCAAGGCTCAAGGCCCAAGGACTCAGGCGTCAGGCCTGGGGACTGAGGCCCTGGGACAGAAGCCCCCGACGGATAGCTGCCCGGTCCGGCAGCGGTATCAACTGGCCTGTCCCTAGGCCCTAGGCCCATGTCCAGGGTCATATTCTCCCCGAAGTTAGCCTCCTCCACGGAGACGTACACCTTCGACTTCACCTCCCGGCTGGCGCCGACCGAGACCATCTCGACGGCTAGCTGCACGGTGCAGGTGTACAGCGGCGTGGACGGGAGTCCGTCGAGTATGCTCTCCGGCTCGGCCGCCATCAGCGGGGCACAGGTGGGACAGCTCCTCACCTCCGGGGTCGCAGGGGTGATCTATGAGATCCTGTGCTCTGCTCACACCAGCGTGGGGCAGACTCTGTACCTCTCCGCTTATCTTGCAGTCATCCCCGAACTCTCCTAGCCATGCTGAACTTAGAGCACCACCTCACCCTCGACCGCAAGACCGTGCAGGCGGCGAATCTCTGCAACCGCTTCACCGAGCAAGATCTGCACACCATCGGCGATCTGGTGCTGACCGGGTACCAAGCGGATAAGTCCTCCCGTGCCAAGTGGGAGGCCCGGACCCAGGCGGCTATGGACCTGGCCCTGCAGATCCAGAAGGCCAAGTCCTTCCCCTGGCCGGGCTGCTCCAACATCTGCTTCCCGCTGGTTACGATCGCCGCCCTACAGTGGCACGCGCGGGCCTACCCGGCGCTGATCCAGGGGACCGATGTGGTGAAGTGCAGGGTGGTCGGACAAGATCCTGAAGGGGAGAAGCTGGCTCAGGCGGATCGCATCTCCGCGCATATGTCCTGGCAGTGCATGGAGCAGGATGAAGGCTGGGAAGAGGGGCATGATCGGCTTCTCCTCGCCCTGCCGATCGTCGGGTGTCAGTTTAAGAAGAGTTACTTCAGCTCCAACCGCCGGCACAATGTGAGTGAGTTGGTACTGGCGCAGGATTTGGTCCTCAACTACTATGCCAAGTCCGTGGAGGAGTGCCCGCGGAAGACCCACGTCGTTCTGCTCAGTCGGAATGAAATCCACGAACGGTGCGTGCGCGGGATTTATCAAGACGTGCTCTCCGAGGAATGGTTTACGGCAGGGTCGCAGCCGCTCTCCCATGAGGAGCATGGTCAGTCCGACCAGCGCTCGGGGATGACTCCGCCGCCTTCCGAGGACTACACCACCCCGTTCCGTGGGCTGGAGCAGCACGTATCCCTCGATCTCGACGGGGACGGGTACGATGAGCCCTACATCATCACGGTGGAGGAGTCCTCTGGGGCAGTCCTCCGCATTGTCACGCGGTTCGAGGAGCAGGACATTGAGCGCATCAGCGGGAGAATCGCCACCATCCGCTCGATAGAGTACTTCACCAAGTACGGCTTCATCCCGTCGCCGGACGGAGGGATCTATGACCTGGGCTTCGGGGTGCTGCTAGGCCCGCTGAACGAATCAGTGAACACCCTCATCAACCAGCTCACCGACACCGCGACTATGCAGAACACCTCAGGCGGCTTTCTCGGCCGAGGGGTGAAGCTCCGTGGAGGGGAGTACTCCTTTTCCCCGCTCAAGTGGATGCGGGTGGACTCCACTGGGGAGGATCTGCAGAAGAGCATCATGCCCCTCCCTGTGCGGGAGCCCTCTCAGGTCATGCTTTCTCTGCTCAGCCTCCTCATCAACTACACCAACCGGGTTAGCGGCTCCACGGACTTGATGGTCGGAGAGAACCCCGGACAGAACACTCCGGCGGAGACCTCCCGCACGATGGTGGAGCAAGGTTCAAAGATCTACAACGCTACCTTCAAGAGAGTATGGCGCTGCATGAAGGGTGAGTTCAAAAAACTTTTCATCCTCAACGCGCGGTACCTGGACCCGCTTCAGCCCTTCGGCTCCGGCGAACTCCAGACCATCTACCTGGCCGACTATCGCGGGAGCGACAGCCTCATCGTCCCCGCCGCCGACCCGAATCTCTCCTCGGAGACTGCTGTGATTCAGCAGGCCACGATGGTCAAGGGTTCTGCCGCCGCCACCAACGGCTACGACCGCGATGCGGTGGAACGCCACTGGCTCAAGTCCCTGAAGGTACCAGGCTGGGAACGCCTGTTCCCCGGATCGGACAAGGTTCCCCCGCTGCCCAACCCGAAAGTCATGCTGGAGGAGCTCAAGGCCAAGTCTGCGGAGCTCAAAGTCAAGTCCCATCTCGCCGAAGTGGCGATCAAAATTCAGTCCGATCAGGACAAGAAGAAAGCCGAGATCGACCTGCTCAAAGCGCAGGCCGCCAAGGCCCTCACGGAGGCTGGTGGAAACCAAGCCGCCCAACGCGTCAAGGAGTTCGAGGCGCAAATCGCAGCTGCGGAGTCTCAAGACAAAACACTCCAAGGCTATTTAGAGTTAGCTATGAAGGGGATGAAAGATGGTCAACAAGCAGGAGTTCCAGGAATGGAAGCAGCACCCGGTCACTCGGGCGGTGGAGCAGGCCCTGCAGGGTCTCCTCCAGGCAGGGTATGAGCACTGGGCGTCAGGCGGGTTTAGCCAGGGGGAAAGCTGTGAAGCAATCGCCCTGGCCAACGCGCGAGCCGTGGGCACAACCGCTGGGTTCAAGCTCGTCCTCGACATGGACTACGAGTGGCTGGAGGAGGAACTGAGCGATGACTAACGAAAGCGGATTGATCCCTCTGGGCCGGGCAGTTCTCGTCAAGCCGTATGAGTCTGAGGCCGTGACCAAGGGGGGACTGATCATCCCGAACCAGGTCAGGGAGAGCGGGCAGCTGGCCGAGCAGCGCGCGGTAGTTGTCGCTGTAGGGCCTGAGGCCTGGTGCGACGAGCAAGAGCCTCGAGCGAAGGTTGGAGATCGGGTGCTGTACAGCAAATACTCAGGTTACTTGGCCAAGGGCACCCTCGACGGAGAAGCCTACCGCGTAGTCAACGACCGGGATATATTCCTGCGGATCGAGGGAGAAGTATCATGAGCGAGGAATTGTCTCTCGAAGTCGAAGCTGCCCGCATCGGATGGCAGCCTCTGGACAGTTTCAAAGGAAACCCTGAGCGTTGGGTCGATGCGCAGGAGTTCCTCGATCGTGGGAAAATTGTTCTGCCGCTGCTCCGCAAGACCAACGAGAGGCTGACGAATGAGGTTGCCTCCCTCCGGCAGGATGTAACCCGCACGCAGCAGCTCCTCACGCAAGCGCAGGAGGCTATGTCGGAGTTCCGGCAGTACCACGAGGAGGACTCCAAGCGGCAGTATGAGCGCGCTCTGGCCTCGCTGAAGGCAGACAAGAAGACCGCGCTGGCTGAACAGGACTTCGACACCGTGGTGGAGATTGATGAGGCAATTCAGTCCCTCAAGCCGGCGGTGAGGTTCAAAGAGCCCGAGCCGCTCCCGCAGGCCGACCCCGCGAAAGACCCGGTGTTCGTGCAGTGGGTAAAGGACAGCGGGTCGTGGTACGGGCCGGACAAGGAGAAGACCCTGTACGCCAACGCCTCGGCACAGTACCTGCGCGCCACACAGCCCGAGCTCCGGGGGAGGGAGTTCCTCGACGCTGTGGGGCGAGAAGTCGAGGAGAAGTTCGGCACACCCGCTCGCTCCGACAAGGTCGAAGGATCGCGCGGAGGGGCTACGCAGTCTCGCGGCGGTGGGCACTCCTACTCTGATCTTCCCGCTGATGCCAAGCAGGCGTGCGAACGCTTCGCCAAGCGCCTTGTCGGAACCAAAGCCTACCCGACGCTCAAGGACTGGCAGCGGCAGTACACTCAAGACTACTTTGGAAGCTCTGAATAATGCAGACAGATACTATCGTAAAGCCGGCGGCTGCCGGCGACGTACCCAACCCGGCGAACTCCCCCGCGCAGGTCAAGGCCGAGCAGACGGCGAAGCGGGCACGAACTCCCCTTTCAGTCCCGCGCACCAAGATGTCCGTGCCGGACATCCCTGGGTACCACTGCCACTGGTTCAACGACCTGCAGGGGCGTATCGCTCAGGCCCTGCAAGGCGGGTACCAGTTCGTGGAGTCTTCGGAGGTGGCTCTGAACAGCTTCTCCTTCGGCACGGTCAACACTGAGACCGGCAACACGGACCTGGGGACCAGGGTTAGCCTCGTCGTAGGGGACATTGGAGAAGGACGGCCCCTCCGCGCCTACCTCATGAAGATCCCGCAGGAGCTCTTCCAGGAAGATCAGGGGGAGATCCAGAAGATATCTGACAACATCGACCAGCAGATTCACCGAGGCACCGTCGGGGCAGAGGGGGGAGGGGACTTCTCCAACAGGTACGTGAAACAGTCATCTATTCACTCCACTCGTCCAACACCCAGGGCCTAGGGCCTCAGGCCTCAGGCATCGGGCCTGGGGCCTTGGGCCTGGGGCCTAACCACAAAGGATCAACGTATGGCCACCAACATCAACGCTCCCTTCGGAGCATCCCCGGTCAGTCACTTTGACGGTTCCTCCTGGAACGGCAAAGCTCGGACCTTTTGCATTCTTGCCGCTGACACCAATGCCTACGCGATTGGAGACTTCGTTGCCTCCTACGCCGGCGCCGACGCGAACGGGATTCCCGCAGTCACCTTGGCTACAGCCGGCAACCCCGCACGTGGAGTCATCGTTGCTCTCGGCTCCGCCGTCGTGCCCGGCGGTCAACTCCAGGGTGGGCCATTTATCTCCCCCTCGGACCTTACTGTTCTCAAGCGTCCGGCGGCTGCGCAAAGCACCAACTGGTACGTCGCGGTCTGCGAAGACCCCACGGTCATCTACGAAATTCAGGAGGTCTACAGCGGGACCGCGCTCACCTCCTCCTCGATGAATAAGAATGCCAACTTCGTGTACGCGGCAGCGGCAAGTGGCAGCAACCTTTCCGGCACCACTCTTAACAACGTCGGCGTGACGACCACCGCCTCCCTGAACCTCCGCATCATGGGCTGCGTGCAGCGCATGGACAATGTCCCCTACTCCTCCGGACAGCGCCTCCTGGTCTCCATCAATGCGCATGAGCTCAGCGGCGGAACGCTCGGCGTCTAACCTATAAGGACCTATCATGGCAATCGGCGGCATCATCACTACCGGGTCGCATCCCAAGACCCTATGGCCTGGCATCCACTCCCTCTGGGGCCAGATTTTCAACGAGCACCCGACGGAGTACACCGACCTCTTCGACATCCTCGACTCCCACCAAGCGTACGAAGAGGACGTGCAGATCACCGGCTTCGGCCTCGGCGTGGTCAAGGGCGAGGGTTCTCCTCTCACCTACGACTCGGAGATCCAGGGCTACGTCTCCCGCTACATCCACGTCGCCTATGGCCTCGGGTACATCTGCACCAAAGAGGAGATCGACGACAACTTGTACGAGCAGGTCGCCACTCGCCGGGTCAAGGCCAACGCCTTCTCTATGACCCAGACGGTGGAGAACCTCGCAGCGACCTTCTACAACCGCGCCTTCAATACCAGCTACACCCTCGCTGACGGGCAGCCACTGCTGAGCGCCTCTCACCCGTTCGTGACCGGCGGTACCTACAGCAACATCCTCTCCCCCGCCGCCGACCTGTCCGAGTCCGCGCTGGAAGATATCTGCATCCAAATCATGGGTGTGACAACCGACCGTGGGCTGCTCGTCAACTTCATGCCGCAGTCTCTGCACGTCCCTCGGCAGGAGTGGTACAACGCCCACCGGATTCTCAAGTCCATTCTCCAGTCCGACACCTCCAACAACAACATCAACGTGCTCAAGGCCACAAACGCCTTCCCGCGCGGTATCAAGCTCAATCACTACTTCACTGCTCCGCACGCCTGGTTCATCCGAACCAACGCCATGAACGGTCTTCAATTCTTTTGGAGAAGTCATCCGGAGTTCGACAAGGATAACGACTTCGATACCAAGAACGCTAAAGCCGCCAGCTACATGCGCTTCTCCCTCGGCTGCACTGACCCGCGAGCCATCTTCGGCTCCAACGGTCCATAAACTTTCCTCGGGTGTTCCCCCAACTTGTGCTGCGGCTATAAGGTCGCAGCGCCCTTAAGGAGTATCAAATGCCTTCTTCCAATTTCCCGCAGGGGTTCTCGCACGGCTTCCGTGTTCGCGGAATCCCCATCCTCCAGGCCCAGCCGGGCATCGTGTTCTGGCTGGACAACTCCCAGACCCTTCTCCCACGCCAGAAGTACGGGAGCGATTCCCAGCACGGCACCTTCCTCGAACCGTATGCTACACTGAACTTCGCCGTCGCGCAGTGCGTCCCTGGACGAGGGGACATCATCATGATTGGAGCGGGACACCGCGAAACCATCTCCACGGCCACGGCGGTTAGCCTCGCGGTCTCCGGCGTAGCGGTCATCGGCCTGGGCTCCGGCCCCTTTCGCCCGACGTTTGTGCTGGACACTGCCGCGACCTCCACCATCACCATCGCAGGCGCGGGCATCACCTTCCAGAACTGCCTCTTCCTCGGGAACTTCCTCAGCATCGCCTCGTGCTTCACCGCCGCGACCTGCAGCTTTACCGGCGTAGTCGCCGCCAACGTCCTGACCGTCACCGCACCTACGGGTAGCCTGTACGTAGGCGCCACCCTCACCGGCACCGGCGTAACCCAGGGCACAGTCGTCACCGCTCAGATCTCCGGTACCGCCAACGGCGCGGGCACCTACAGCGTCACCGGAGCCGCCACGGTGGCCTCTGCCTCCATGCAGTCCAACGCCACGGACTTCACCCTCGACAACTGCGAGTTCCGCGACCTGAGCAGCACCCTCGGCTTCCTGTCCCTCTACACGCCGACCTCCACGGCCAACGGGTCGGACGGGTTCCAGTTCCTGAACTCCACTTGGTACAGCCTTTCCACAGTCTCCCCCACCGTCGCCTTTGCGACGACTGTGGCTCAGGACCGCTGGACCATCGCCGACTCCACGATGTACTCCCCGACCACGGCCGTCACCGAAGGCCCGATCATCCTTTCCACCGGCTCCGCCAGCCTCACCAACTTCACCTTGGCCCGGAATCGCACCCAGCGCCTCGGCGTCAGCACTACCATCCCGACCGGCATCTCCACCACCGGCACGGCCTGGACCGGGCACTGCTTCGACAATTACATCGGCACGGGACTTTCTGGAGCCACCGGCGTCTGGATCAACACCGGGTCCAAGTTGGCTTTCACCAACAACTACTCCATGATCACCAGAGCAGCCGACGCCTCTGCTTTGATCAACCCGGCTGCCGCCTAACTTTCCCCTGAAAGGAAATCAGCATGTCTCTTGGTTCTCCGAATCTGGCTGTCTACACCTCCTCGTCCAATAAGGGCATCGTTATCTTCCCTGGCGACTATGGCGCCTGCGACGAGGGTTCTTTCTTCACCGCCAATCTTCCCGCGCAAATCGCCCACGCTGTTGCGACGATCACTCCTACCCTGGCTAAGGCCAATCCCATCCTAGCCATTACCAACTCCGCCACTCCCGGCGGACCCTTCGCGTATAACATCTACCTCCGCTACATCAAAGTCCTCATCACCGGCGTCACCACAGGCGCCACCACGGTTCAGCATGTTGGCACCTTGGACAGCCTGAACCCGAAGCTCACTGCCTTGGGCACAGCCTTTGCCGCACCACGCAACACGAACAGCTCCTCCTCCACATCCTCCAAGGCCCTCCTCTACGGTGGTGTTCTCACCGCCACGGCGGATACCAGTGCAGCCCGCACTGTCCACACCGGCACGGTAGCCAACTCTATTCCGATCATCCTCGACTCCTACACCTTCGCTTTCGGCGAGCCGGTGTCGGCAGGTCAGCTTATCGGGACTACTTCCCTGGTTAAGCAGATCCTAGTCCCTCTCCCTCCTGTGGTCATCGCTCCAGGCTGGACCTACACCCTCGGCCTGTGGGGACTATCCTGGGCAGCTACCGCACAGACCTACACCACGGATGTGGGCTGGATTGAGCGGCCAACTGGCCAGTAAAGGAATCTCAATGCTCCGCATAGAACTGATTCGAGACGGGCATTCCAACGTCTCCTACCTCATCTCCGGGCTGGTCACGAATCTCCGAGATGCTCCGCTTCTCGACATGTCAGTTCTATCTCCTACCCCCTCTCGCCTGCGCCTGGACTCCGTGGAATTCTCTGTCGAATCTGGTGTGAAGTGTTTTCTTTCCTGGCCGGACAGCCACTGCCTCCCCCTGGAGGCGCGCGGCAAGTTCAGCCTAGAGTGGGCGGGAGGCCTGGCCGGGGACCAGATTCTTCTCAGCACCGTCGGTAGGGGAAATATCTTCTTGGCCCTTGACTTTACTAAGATTGGAGTTTGACAATGAGCAGTGCTAGCACTAAACTTTTTTCAGGGGATCTACCCAGGTACTTTCCATTTGGAGCTGCTCTATCCCTCAGCACCACCACTAATCAGAGCAGTCTCCCACTTTTCAAAGAATCCCCGTACTCGACCTTTCAGGCTATCCTCTCCTCCACCATCGGAAACGCAATCACCGGCACAGTGACGCTGCAGGTTTCGGACGACCCTTTGACAGGAAGTGGCATGGTCATCGGAGGAATTAACACCACCGCCTCCAGTACCACTATCACAAGTTCCACTCGAAACTTTGCTGGAGGCGTTGCACAATTTCCTGCTCTGTCCAACGTAGCTGTCAGTGTTGGAATGTTGGTAGTGGGTGCTAACATTCCCGCAGGCACAGTTGTTCAAACCGTTACCAATGCAGGTTCCTTGGTTCTTAGTGCAGCCGCTACCAGTACTCTAGTTGAGACTGCTCTAACCTTCTACAACCTGAACTGGTGCTCTACCGCAATGGGAGTCATTACCCTGAGCGGAACTACCGCTCAGGCGACTCCGACCTTCACCGACGGCTTCACCACCCAAGCGTCCTGGCGCTATGTTCGTGCAGTTGTCTCTGCAATAACAGGAACAGGTGCCACTGTCCAGTGTCTGATAGGGAATTAACATGAGTTTTTCTGTCAATACGCAGGTAGCTGGGCCTTATAACGGGGCTAATGCAGTTTACGAGACTATCGATCCCATCACTGGAGAGATTAATCTTTCAGCCTCTCAAGGATATACTCTCGGTGCAGTGAAAGACCCAATCAAGTCCGTGACCATCTCAGCAGCATCAGCCTATTTACGCGCTCCCTGGAGCGCTACGCTAGACTCGGTGCACCGCGTCAGGATTTACAGCACCGATACAACTGTTAACGGACCTGTGGATTTTTACGGGGTAAGGACGATCCCAATCGCCACGGCAAATACCAGTGCAGCAATTCTGGCCGCCTATACATCAGGAACGGTCATAGCAAGTCAGGCTGATTCAGTTGGTCCGCTGAAATATAATGGTACGTATATAGGCGGAAATCACGGACCATTCGTTGGCCACTCGATTACGCAAGTCGGACACGGTAAAACAGTTTCTGATATAGGGTCTACGTGGAATGGCCCGTCAAGCAGAAAATTTTACATTATCGAGATCATCAGTGTTGATGCGCTATGGGTGATCTCTGATAATACAGGGACATCTGCGCAGTGGAGTTTTTATGGCACATCGCTATCAGGACAAACGCTAACACACAACACAGGAGCAACAAATACAGCAAGTATCGTAATTTCTGCGGATACGATAACAGGAATACTTCCGTATTTGAGCAACAGATCACTTCGGGTCGAGATAGATAGCGTAGTAGTAAATCACCTTGTAGATGCTATTTACTTTCCAAATACATCTTTCAAGATTTATGAATCTTACTCTGTGCCAAATCCAGTCGCGTCAATTGTTTTTATCACGGCACACGTTGGCGCAAATCCCGCATTTAACGACGACTCCATACAGGTAGACTGTTCTCTGAAGAACATCCATTCGTTCCACTCGACGGGAGCGCATACGCTTAATCAGACAATTGTGTGGAATTCAGCAGTAAACTTGGATTATCAAGCAATCGTGCAGGATTGGCCTCCTGTAAATGTAGGCGTTCTTAATCAATACGTGCCTGGCGTTGGTACTATAAACAGCGTTGATTACAAGTTGCTTGTAGACATATCTAGCACAGTAACTATTTTCGATACTGCGCAAGCAACCTGGCTCGATCCAGTATCTGCTCCGTCTCGAATGGCGCAGATTACAAGTCTTAATGGAGTTAATAAAGCCGGCATAGTTCTTGGGTACAGTCCGTTGACAGGAATGGGCACTCGTGTAAAACGTGCTGCGGCAGTTACTGCAACAGCAGGCGGGTTACTTAGCGCTAGTACGAAAAAGCAATACCCCAGATTTGTCAGTTCTGGACATCAGCCTTCGGCTAATGAAACTTATAATGGTATAGGGTTTCATCACGTTTATAACGCGGAAATTGTTCCAGATGCAACCGTCGCAACGTGGTTTGCAGATGGTGATTCTATTGTTGTAATCCTTGATTTTCACAAAACATCTGACTTATCTCGCGTTATTTTGCCGGCGTGTTGCGATAATTGGCGCTGTTCAATGCTTGACTCTCAGAATGTAAAATTACTGTCCGATATTGTTATTGACTCAGGAGGTATATCTGTATCCTGTACGGCAACCTACGGATTTGCTGTAATTAGAGTAGCAAAAAAAATCTAGTCCCCTCTGTACGATGATAACAAACTAATACTGTTCACATAACCCTTAAATTACCAGGCCACACATGGGACAAGCAGATTACCTATCCGTCGGCGATTACAACGCTGTATGCTATCAGTGTGGAGCCAAGCGGAAGGCGTCGCAGCTCCAGAAACACTGGCAGGGGTATCTGGTTTGCCCGGAGCACTGGGAGCCCCGGCATCCGCAGGAGTGGGTTCGAGGGCTCGTTGATGTACAGACAGTGCCCTGGTCCCAGCCACCCACCGCCATTCTCATCACGATTCAGCAGCCGCTTCTCCTCGACGGGATGCCTTTCGGAAGCGGTGATTTCTTTTCCTACACGCTGGTCACGGAGACCGGCGAAACATTGGACATGAC